CTTCAGGTAACGTCTGTAAAATTTCTGCGTTAACTCCTTGCACACTGGCTGTAATTGTAAAAATTATTCCGTCCGTATTCTCAACCCAGACGCCGTTTACATAACTACCTGTCGGCGGTCTTCTAACAGTTAATGGTTTTCTAAAAATATCAAACATTATTTATTTACAATTTCGTAGTTAATAGCACCTAGTAAGTTCCCACTATCAATTAAAGTTCGACTACTTCCTTTTTTTGCTATAGTGGAAGCTTTCAACGGAGGCGGAACATTACTTAATATTTTCTCTTTAATATCACCTGCAATCTCTTCTCCGAGATAAGCTATTAGATGATTAACATTAGATGACGGATCATCTAATATTTTACCAAAGATCTCGTCGCTTTTTCTTTCCCACTTCTTAGACTGATCGTCATATGTACTACCGACAAAAGAACGAGCGGGTATAAATTCTGTTCCGAACTCATTTGCATAAGCGTAATCTGCAATTAAAGTACCCGTTTTGCTATCAGTACCGGCACTTGCTAATACCCCAGCTTGCAAGGTTTTACTTTTTAGCGATTGCAACTTTCTTAGAATGGATTCAAATCCTTTATCTACATCTTTCATTAACAACTCCGAGTTATGGGAGCAATGATTGCGCTTTTCACTAATGCCATATATTTACCACCATAACTAGACATGTCATATTCGGATTTGATATTAGAATTAACAGCATAATCAATACTAAGTGAACCTTCTTTTATTGATTTGACCTGACCGCCTGAACCTTTACGTTTTAAAGCTAAATCGATGTTATGAGCCGCTAAATAAACAATTAAATTGTCTAATAGCGGCACTCTTATCGAAGAGTCAATGGACTCGGCAGCAATAGTCAAATGATCTAACAAAAATTGCTCATTTTCTAAAGCAAATTCTGGAGCTATAACTTTTAACTTTGCCAATAAGTCCATAACATATAACCATTTCTTAAACTGAGTTATTTGCTATGTAACAACCCATTGGCTGTCTAATAATAACTCCGCCAAATCTAGAAGGACAAATTGTCTCATATCGGAGGTCTATGGCTTGAGGCATTTTCATTTCAAACCAATTAGAAACGATCGGAGAAATATAACTTTCAATATTCTTAAACATGAACAAAGAATCTCTTAAGTTTAGCGTGCCGGTTCCTGCTATTAACGCTGTACCAGCCAATTCTGGAGCAGAAATTACTTTAACGTTCTGCGCTCCTTCAAATTGTTGCCTAACAGTCGTCCCGTTAAATGTATTGAAGATCGTAGCATCTATAATATTATATAGAGCGGGGGCAATCAAACAAGTATCAGGAGAGATAACGTTATTTGTAGCCGTTTTAATAGCATTGTAAATAGTAATTAGATTCTGGTACATCTGCACGGCGGTAGTTGCTGCGTTCTTCCAGTCTTGAGCCATTGCTGCCTTAGTTATAAAAGCATTCTGATAGATGCCTGGAACTCCCGAGAGTCTGTCGCCGTAGAATCCAAGACTATTCATCAGTTCAAAATTAGAACGCATAGCTTGATCTGCTAACATCCCTATAATATTACGTTTTACTGCGGCCGATGCTAGAATATCGGCATCGCTAAAGTAAATTTTACATGCAATATCAACAATAGGCGATTGAAATTCTTTACCGCCAGCCCCTACGAACGGTATGTCATCTACCAGACCGTTATTTGCTGCAATAATTTTAGATTTACCCGTAGGATCAAACATTTTGTAATTATAGATTGTTTGATATTTCTCAACAAAGTGAGTTTTTAGAACTTTAAAAAGTGTGAGTTCGTTTCTTAAGTTCATGTACTCTGTCGGGTCGTAAGAGGTCAGTTCGTTAGCAAAGAACATAAGCTCATTAGCATCAACCCTTCTGCTAGAAGAATTCCCTGATGCTGTATTTGAATAAAAGCTTTTCATATATATACCTGTTTATTGTAATAATTTGTTTATTTGAATAGCACAAAGCTGACCTGCTACAGGTACAGTTAGGATGAAACCTAAATCAAGTTGTGCGCCAGTTGTAGCAACTGCTGTTTGGGTAGTTATTAGCCCTGTTGCCATCGTATAAACAGCTCTAGTAGTGCCGACAACAGCTTGTGTTACCGTTGTAACAAATACAATTACACGACCGGATCTAGCTATCGCAACCGGAGAGCCGATCGGGTAAGAGTTCATACCTATTGACATAATCACAGGTTGCTCCCCTGTGTTATTCGGTGCTAAAACACCTCCGCTTGGTTGTTGATTTTGCCTAAGTGCAATACCGATAAAGCTTGTAACAGCTGCACCGACAGTAGCTAGTCTTACTTGTCTTACTCCGTCTGTGCCGAGAATAACAGGCGCGCCGAAAGGTATTACTGTCTCTGCAATATAGCTATCTACCTGAGCTCGTGACCCGTCCAATACGTTGCCAATTAGGAAAGGATTAGAATTTAAACTATAACTAAAATCTTTTTGCATATTATTTACCTGCTTTCATTTGTTTCATAATTTTATCGTGCGTGGTTAAAGTTGCCGATACATCGCACTCTTTACTAAGCACGCTAAAAACTGATTTAGTATCTATGTTAGATGTTTTTAAGTTTGTACCGACAAATGCAGCAAACATTCCTTTAACATAATCATCAGTTTGGTTTGCGAAACCCAAAGCGTCAGTTCTATTTGAATTTAAAACGGCGATCATAATTTCCCTATCGCTATGCCTCAAGTAACCAAACAAGTCATCCTTTAAAAATGGCATGCTTTGTGCAAAAAGAGCTACTCTATCCATAACTTGCTCAGATATAACGTTATCTACTCTAATTTTCTTTTCTTCTTCTAGCTCTTTTTTTGTTTTGTCCCATGCTTTTTCTACATGATCTAGTTTGCTAGTTTTTTCCTCCAATTGACTCGTTAAAAGCACTTTTTCAGCAATTAACGCATCAATACGTAGCTTTTTGTTTTCTATTTCTTGGTCTAAATTTTTTGTATCTAAATTTTGATTGTCTTCTGACATAGTAACCTTCTCTTTATTATTAATGGTGTTTAACTCTGCGGCATTATCAAACCTAAATCGAGCATTTCTGCCAGCTCTACCTTTGTCTACAACAGCCAAATGATTATAAACTATATTAGTTTGTATATAGTCGTAGTCCTCGTTGTCGTAGTTTCCGCTTTTCTTGACTAAAGTAACTTCGTAACCGAGCGACAATTCAACTTTTCTACCACTGAGGATTTTGTCGATAACATCTTGATGCGTAACTGTGATAGTCGTGATGATATTATCGCCGTCCGTATCACAATTCTCACCTGTATAGCCGACTTGTAATTGGGCTGCATTTTTTGAATCAACAAACTCTGTGGGATGATCGTCAGTTACAGGTATCATCTTCATGGTATCCAAGCTGTCGGTTTTAAATACCTCATCAGGATGACGCAGTTCTCTTCTGATAGTGCCGTCAAAATTTAAGTATTCAAAAACTCCCGCTCTACTAGCTATTACCTTGCCTCGGAGGTACCCCTCTTTAGTTTTAGTAACCTTTGGAACTTTAAATGTATCGAATCTTTTTATGATGATTGGGTGGAGAGTCGAAAGTTCAGGCATTTTGTATTTACAGAATAAAGTTTTTACATCAACGCCGCTAAACTAAGTGTCTTTAGATTCTTAAGATAGGAATAGATGTGCATCTACATAACACATCTTGTGACGGATGATGTAGTGTACCTCCTATTGATAAGCGTTGCAACCATTTTCTAGAGTTATCCACGGATTTATCCACTGACTTATACACATTAATATTTTCCCAAGAACAAATCTTACCTTCTAGCACTTCGTGGGAATGCCTAACTCTCTCATCCTTACTTGTTGACCATTTATATTCGATGATACCTAGTTCTAAATTTCGCACCCGAGTTAGGTTGCCGCTTAGTTTATTAATCTGATCTCTTGCAATAATAACGGCTCTTCTTTTAGATATATCAAAGGAGTCAGTTAATTGTTTACTTAGATCTTTGTAAGATAAACCAGATCTTGCGGCTGTATAGACAATCTCTTCGACTCCTGTGAGCATTTTTTCGGGGATTGTTTTGATTAATCTGACATTCTCAGATACCCACATCTTCATCTCACCCTGAACTTTAGTGTTCCCGAGAGTAGGTATTGATTTCTTGATGCCGTTTAGTGATTTTTCAACAGCCTTATAATTGAATTTCTCTGTAAGAACAGCCGTGCGAGTAATTCTTTTTAAGAAAGCAGTTAATTCAATGGCTATTTGAGACTCGATAAATTTAATTATATTCTCAAAATCAGAATTAAAGTCGTCAGCTCTTATGAGTTTTCTATAATCTTCTTCAAAAACACCATCGATAACTAACGACTTCTTTATTAAAAAACTAACTTTTCTAACTAAAGCTAGTAAATACTCCTCATACTTAAGCCGCGCTGCAACGGGAAGAATAACCAG